TCGTATCTTAGAAGATTTAAAAGGCATTAACGAAGAGATAGCTTCACTAAATACACGATTAGATGCAACAGAAAGTGGTGACGCTGTGATGCAACATCAAGTCAAAGTATTGGGATCAATGTTAAGTCCAACTGAAATGGCAAATAGGTCACGCGAACTGGAAGGTCTTCAACACAGAATTAACGCGTTGCGACGAGACGTAGATCAGTTATTAAAATTGCACAACGGAAAACATCCAAAGGATTAAATCATGCTAACATTATTAGGAAGCGTTCTTGGGTTTGGCACATCTTTTCTTCCAAAAGTCATGGACTATTTTCAAGACAAGGCTGACAAGAAACACGAACTAGAAATTATGACGAGGCAAGCGGAGATACAACTTGATCGAACAGCTATTGATGCAAATATACGAGAAGTTGAAACTATTCATGAGCATGACGCTTCTCTTGATGGTGGGGGGTTTGTCAATGGCCTTCGGGCTTCTGTTCGTCCTGTTATTACTTATATATTTATGGCCCTCTTCGTCGGAGTAGAAGTAACAACTTACTACTTACTAATACAGAATGGTGTGGCTCCCGGTGACGCTCTCGTAGCGGCATGGGACGATCAAGTCATGGCTATGTGGGCCTCAATTTTAGCCTTCTGGTTTGGCGGTCGGCAGTTTAGAAAATGAGATGCAACGACGAGGGCAGGGAAATTGTTAAATTTTTTGAAGGATTCCGCTCATCTGTTTATTCTTGTTCCGCTGGCGTACCTACTATCGGCTGGGGTTCTACTTATTATACTGACGGCACTAGGGTTGCTCCCGGTGATCCTGATATTAGCAAAGAGCAGGCCGAAGACCTCTTGGTTTTTGGATTGCGAACGGCTGAAAACGCTGTTGCGAGATTGGTTAAACCAGTAGCCTTAAATGAAAATCAGTTTTCTAGTCTGGTATCTTTTGTTTATAATATTGGTTCTGGTAATTTCCAATCCAGCACCCTACGACAAAGACTCAGACGGAAAGATTATTCTAAAGCCGCGCTTGAATTTCCTAAGTGGCGTAGAGCCAACGGTCGGATACTTAGGGGATTGGTCGAGCGAAGAAAAAGAGAGAAAGCCCTATTTTTGAAATGTTGATGAGTGCGATCTTAGATATGATAGAAGACAAGCCAGACCAATATAAAGATTTGATTGACTGCCCTTGGTGCGGCGGCGTGACTAGACCTGTTAAAAGAGATGACGTTTATCAATGCGACAGATGCAAAAGAGATGTCACGGCAAGTTCTTCTCAGTAAACCAGTCTACGTCAATTAATTGGTTCCCTGTCGCCAACACGCAGAGTGCGCTGTCAAACGGCGAACGTATCAAGACTGACCAAGACAAATCTTCTCCCCGATATATTTCTACAACGCTAGACGTAGTTGGCATTGTGCCAATAAAAAAGAGTTCCTGATTTTTTGCGATTGTCTTCTTAAATAATTTCTTTTCCATGCACAGCATTTTAATCAATCTAGCCTCGACGTAATCTTCTGACCTAACTTCCGACACCCAGATTAAAAAACTTAAAAACACTGCGACAACTGCAAAAATAAAATATTGGCAAATCTTTTTTAATTTATTCATTAGACTGCGTCCAAATTTCGTAGTGACAATTTACCGCTTTCGGCTCGTCCCACATCGCAACTGCCAACGCCCTGTCTGGCGATCCACCCTTCTGCAAATAATCTTCTCGCCAGTCCATGTTGGCAAACCGCGTTGGCTTAAACGTGTTAAACTGTAGCCGTCCCTTTTTACACGCCCACAATCTCTCTGGACAGACTAAGGCCATTTGCCTCACGCCAATGTCAAAGGCGTGGTCAATAAATTGCCTGATGCACTTGAACGGTGGATTAGTAATAATGACATCTGCCAACGCCGTCGAATAAGTAAAAAAATCTTCGCCACTGCTAATGTCAGTAGACACGACATCGCACCCCAGTTGCTCTAACGCCTCAGACATCCTGCCGTCCCCAGCGCAAGGCTCCCAAACTCTGTTGCCGTCGAATGACCAACGCTTGGCAATTTCTTTGACAACAGAGATTGGCGTGGGATAGAAGTCAAATTCTTTTCTCACTTCCAAGCCTCGTTAACGTCTTTGGTCTTTGGGTTGTCGCCCTTAAACTTTCCAGACTTCGTTCTTGCGCGTTTCTTTTTTGGTTTGGTTTTTTGTTTTGGCTTTGGCGTATCTTCTGGCTCAAATTTTAATACAAAAAAACTGGCTAAAAAATCTTTAAAAGTTTTGATGTCGCTAAATTTCATTATTCATTCTCCTTACAGGGTCTTGCCGTCATTGGCATACCGACTTTGCCGTACTTGTCTACTTGCTTAAAATAAATTTTCTGTCCCTTAACCTTGTCTCCCTCTGGCCCAAACGCATAGGCGCACTTGTCTGGCGCAGGGTAGCAATCAACAGGATTTGTGTGAATGACATGACAGCCTACCCAGACGTAGCCTCCGTCATTATGATTGGCGTGTTGCCACCCCGAAGAGCAGGCGGTTAAAGACAATAAAAAAAAGCTAAACAATATCTTCATTTTTTTTCTCCAGCGGATAAATTTCTTCAAATTGCTTACGAGTAAATTTTTTAGGAAACCAATAATGTTTAAAGTTTTTATATTTAACAGTAACGAATTTAGGCCCAACGCTCTCAATCTTGACTAATCGCACTCCCGAAGGGATTGGCGGATACTTGTCGCCAAAGTCAATGTACATTTTAAATGGGTAGTCGTTAATCATAGCACCCAAAGAATTAGTTGAAACAAAATATCAAGAAACATTTTCGCCTCCCTTTAACTTCAAACCTCGTTGCATCAAAACCCTGTTACATAAAGTAACATAAGATTGACGATAACGATACCAGTGAGTTGTTACATGAATAGCTTCAGCTAATTGAATTTGTGTCATTTCATTTCTCCCGATTGTCGTCGCCAATTTTTCGCCGCTCGTATTCATAAAGGGCAAACGCACACCACGCGACACTTATTAAATGGTGTTGCCCGTCAACAGGGTCATTTTTTTCTCCTCGCCACCACGCCCAACCGTGACGCATCATGGCGGAAAAGTACCGCCCCCATGTTGTGCCTTTCTCCCAACCGCGCTCCTGATATTTAGTAGCGCCCAAACCATACAGATCAACCAATGCCTCTAATGCGTGAGGAGGTATAAGGTCAAAACGTAACTTGCCGACATCTTTCTTCATGTCGTCGCCTTTCTCTGTCATAAGATTATTTTTCTCTTACGCAAGTCTTCCATAGTCTTGTTAAAAATTTCTAAACCTTCAGGCTTAACGTAAATTGCTTTTCGTTTATACCCTTTAGATTTAAGTCGAGCCGTGTAAGCTCGTTGAGCTTGCGCGTGTAAATCGTTGCTTTTATTCATAATTTTTCCTTACAGTTCATGTCGTTAACAGACTCAAATGCTAAATAAAAAATATCGAGTTTTTTGTTTTGAGATTTTGTTAAATCTCGAAGATATTGTAATTCTTCTAAAAGACAAACGACACTAGGAACGTCTTGTCTCAAAGCAATGTAAGCGTCCAAAAGATCATTGTCTCTAATAGACGCTTTTCCTTCGGCGTTATAGTTAGATTCCTCGTTTAGCGTTTTCATAATGTTATCCTTTTCTAGTTTCAATTTAAATTAAATCATGTAATGATGTCAAGCAATGATATTTGACGAAGTGCCTGCCAAGGCTTTTTCAAAAGCGGCCCTGTTCCTGTCGTCGTCCATTTGTTTCCAGTGTTCCTCGTTAGTTAAACATCTTATCTCAACTTGTGATCCAGCGATACTGTATCTGGCTCCTTTGTCCTCGCCACGCAAATTACCACACCGCCCCCATAACATACGTACAACGCCGCCGGGTTTGAGCATTATGTTGTCGTAATTTAAAGATAGCGCGGCAGATACAACGTAGTTCCGCATTGTCTCTTTAGTGACAATCTCATCCGTCACGTTTTCGTTGACCCAATTCCAAATCTCGTCTGCTGGAGATACGCTCTGCTCAATCATAGCCATCTTTGCGGGGGTCATAGGTGGGTAAATGGGATCAAAATTTGTTATGTCGCGCCTCATAAGCCACCAATAAACGGCGGCGGGTTCATCATACAACGACGCGGCTAGTTTCTCGTAATAGTCAAACGTGTTGCGCTCAACGCTGTTTGTAATAACACAAACCCGACGATCCCCTTCAGGAAGCGCCAAAGCGTCACGGTGATTTGAAAATATTAAACAGTTAAAAAACACTGGCTGTTCTTTAGCTTTCCCGTACTTTACGTTAATGCGGTCGCTACCAACCCTAGTGTCTATCCGTTGTTTAAATTTCTCGTAAGCTGAAAAGAAAATATCCCGGTCAATACTATCTTTAGCTTCCTCTACAACAACATACTGACAATTAATCAACCAATCGTTAAAATTGTTTTCAGAACTTGTTCCTTGCCCTACCAGTTGAGCCAAAGAAGCTGTATTAACCTTGCCTTGCAAAACCCCTCGCAACATATCTTTGATCCAAGAACGTCCTATACCAAACGCGCCATCAGCCACCATACACACCGCATAAGACCGTTGATCTGGATTTTGCATCTTGTGAGCTAACCAATTAAGAAAGACTTCGCGCTCAGTCTCACAAGGTATTAAATACTTCATATGCTGTAAAAAAACTTCTGGCGTTTTATCAGTTTCGGGGTGCGTTGGCGGGACGTAGATATTAACCATAGGTTGCCCGTCGCTCTCGGTCATGGCTATGTCTTCTGCCGCCTTAACGGGGCGATATACGGTGCTTTCGGCTTTGCGAGTGTCTCGACTTGCAATGAAAGCCGCCGCAACACTAACCTCGTTAGTAGACCCCGGCATAGTAATTTTTCCGGGGTGCATCTTAGTCCAAGCGGCTAAATCCCAAAACCACTCGCCTCCTCGTTTGCGTTGCTCTAAATCCACCACTTGTTGAGTCATACCGACGTAAGCGTAACGCGCCTGTAACCACGGCAAAGGGTCATAGCCTGTAACATGAGGGCCGCCTTGCTTAATAGCCCACTTAACAAAATCCTTTAAATTTTTATTAGCGCAATGTTCGTGCATACAGTTAAAAGACCTGTTCTGTACCCATTCGCCTTCGCCTCGGCCTAACGCGCTGTACCCCGCAGTATCGCCACCAGACGTATGCTGGTCAGCCCACGGGCAAAGAATGTCGATCCAATCACCGTTGTCTGAGACAATGAGGTTTGTCTCCTGCAACCAATCAAGCATTGGATCGACACCCTCTAACGCCACAACCTCACTGCCGGGAGACTGTGAACGAAGTTGTTTAACAGGTAAGTTATCCAGATCAATGCCAAACGCTTTAGCTAAATCATCAAGCGCCCACACACGATCAGGCTCCCACTCTGTAATAGTAGAAATAAAATTATTCTTGTTAGGTTTTATGTTAACAGAACCGGGAACGCGCATTAACCGATTGCAACCTTCGGCTCCGGGGTCAGTATACCCCTCGCGCCCCATTGCTGAGACAAAAGCCTCAAAGCGCATCAAGTCGTCTACCGGGTGTAAACGATACCCATATTGAAATGATCCTTCAGAGCTTTCTAAAATATAGGTCGATGGAACCATTTCTTTATCTACTTTGGTTCCTACATCGTCAGCAACAAAACAAAACGCGGCTACGCAATCTGATTTTCGTCTTCGTAAGTCTTCGCCTTGGTTCGGTATCTTAACAGTAGAAACATTAAAATACACAGCTTTGTCTTTTTTCAACGCTCTTTCTGCGGCACTCCATCCCATGTTAATAAAGCCGCCTCCCAGATTAGATTGTTGAGATAGCAAGACTTGTTCATCTTCATCTAGGTCGTAGAAAATAGTATCAATGAATAGTTTGGCAGTTATGTTAGTCAATGTATTACCCTTTCAAATGTTTTCTAAATAGTTTCATAAATTCCGCACGATCCTCAACTCGTGCAACCACTAGATCGTCTAACGTATCGTCGCAAATAAGTGTTGTTACGTTTACTGGGTTCGTCTGGCCTGTTCGCCAAACTCGCCCAACGGCCTGTTCTGTAGCGTCTCGGCTCCACATAGGGTGGTAGAACAGAACATCAGAGCAGACATCCTGCAAACCGTCAACGCCGTGGGAAAGTGAGTTGACTTGAGCTAAGAGTATTTTCTGCGCTTTACCCTTACTAAACGCATTTACACTAAGGCTCACAGGACACCGCGTACCTAATGCCGATCTTAGTCCTTTCAACTCGGCTTTGTACTCGTAGAACACAATGCCTTTACGGCCCTCTAAACTCAGCAACCACTTGTCAGCTTGAGATAATCTACTACCATCTAAACATATTACTCTGGCTACCCTCTCCTCACTATACATGAACCCTGAAGCTATTTGTCTCAACTTTCCACTTTTCACCGCTTCGTTAACAGCCTCAACGTCACCCGTTACCATATCCTTCTTCATTTCATTATATACGTCGCGAGTATATTCTGGCATATCGAATCGAATTTCATGATAATGACATTCAGGCAAATCGTTTACCTTAGTGTCTTCTACCATGTGTACATAAGGCGCTACTCTCGCCATAATCTTCTGGCTGGCATCGTCGCGCAACGTCCAGTTATAACCGTTGTAATCAGGATAAAAATATTCGTTTAGGTACTTGTCGCGGTTAGTTCCAAGCGCAACGCCGTCGTCTATTATTCTCATCATCCCGTATAGTTTCTGAAAATCTTGAGCCACCGGGGTCGCGGTCATCCCCACGCGCCACTTCAACCCTCCCGCTTTTCTCTTAGATGTTAAACCCCTTGCTTGTTTGCCCGACGCTTTTGACAGTTCATCTATTATAACGCCGTCGCATTTATGATTTTGATCTAGTAGCCATTTCAAGTTATTTAAGCTCACAACTACAACATCTGCCTCTTTTAAGAGGCTCTCAGACCGCGCTGAAGCGCTTCCGTCGAGCATAACTACCTTCAACGCGCTCGTATGCGCCCATTTTTTAGCTTCTTTTGCCCAAACAGCTACAACTCTAGCTGGACACGCTACCATAACTTTTGAAATAATGTCTTCTTTAATAAGCTCGGCAATCGCCGTCAAACAAATTATTGTTTTCCCCGCCCCGGTTGGTGCGATAAGAACACTGCGGTCGTGATTATAAATCCAGTCAACCGCAGACTGCTGTTTAGGCTCTAGTGATTTTTCGGATAACATCATCGACTTGATCCCTGTCAGTTATAATTTCAACGCTTAAACCCGCGTCTTTCATGTGCTGTATCTGCCTAACTTGTAATTGCGATAGCCGCCCTTTTTTATTCGGGTTTTTTAATTCAACAAATATAGCTCGGCCATCAAAAGCTATTAATACATCCGGGCAACCTCGCCGCCCTTCAAATTTAATTTTTCGCCAAAGCACGTTATATCTTTTAGTTTGGTTTTTAAAATAAGACTGTAAAGCTCCCTCGCTCATTTGCCCCACCTCTGACCCGTCACTACGCCGCCCGTCGCCAACGGTAAGCCTTCAGCCCAGACAGGAGGTTTAAGCATAATCTCATTAAGTTTAGCGCCGTCGTCACCTAACCCAATTATTTCGTCGTGAACATGGGCCACAATATGCAGACCAGCCCGGTCGGCCTCTAGTAACGCCGTCCTTAGAATGTCAGCGGCAACGGCTTGCACTGTATTTTGAAACAGTAACGCGCCCCTTAAATGATTGCGTAAAGGTGGCTCCCCCGCGGCGGGTTTGTGATGGGTTTGGAAAGTAGGCCCAACCCTCTCAGCGCCCCACGGGGTCGTGTACGGCTCCCAACGTGGTTTAGGATAAGATAAAAACCGCCCCGAAGGTAATCGACACCAAAGAAAGTTCTTACCGTCTGATTGATACTCTACTGACCCTACACTGAAGCTCTCGTTTGGTTTTCTGATTGCCCTAGTTATCGCGGTATCATAATCTCGCCAACCATGCTCGGCCCAACGATTAACTGATCTCCAACGGTTAACAATTCGTTCCGCCTCAATATCTGTAAAAGCTATCCCGTAATTTTTAGCCATGCCGATCAAAGCATTTTTGCCGCCGCCGAACTGCAAAGATAACTCAGCTATTTTTCCCGCTTGTCTTTGTTCGTTTGAAACTTCAGTTTCTATACCTCCAAACATCTTAGACGCTGTAACTTTATAAATATCCCGCCCGTCCCGAAACAAAGATAACTTCTCGTCTGCTGTCTTATGAGTTATTAGCCAAGGCGCTACCCTTCCTTCAATAGATGACCAATCACAAAAATACAGGCTCTCTTTAGAACACACTAGACCCCGCAACAACTTTGCTAACGTGTCGGCGGGTCTGTCTAAAGCGTAGCCCGCAGACACTTCTTTTATAAGTTCCGCCGTTTTCTCTTGATCGTAAACGTCCCGCCTAAAGTTATGAGGCTGTAGACCCTTCCCCGAAAATCTGCCGGTTTGTGCGCCGTTCCATAAAAACGTATTATAAATAAAACCATTAACGTGTTGATTAGCCGCAACTGAATATTTCCTTAATGTTGAGGAACCAGCGTCGTCAATAAACTCTAATAGTTTTCGGGCATCAGCGTCCAAATCGTCGCAACTTAATAAGTAGCCCCGGTGATCCTGATCCAGTGAAATTTTAGGCTCGCCCTTCTTATAAACAATTAACAATTTCTTTTGTTGCTCTGTCAGTCGGGGCATCAGCCATTCGTCCCGCGCTTTCCTCTGAGTATGCTTAATAACCTTGCCGCCAGTTAGTTCAGATATTTGGCGTGTTGCGTCGGCGGCGATGTCTTCGGCGTATTGCAACGCCGCCAAACCAAACTCTGCGTCTACAGGTATGCCTCGGTCGTTTATTCGACAGCTTAGATGGTACTCGCTCCATTCAAGCTCTGTCAGTGGCCTCAGACACTTAACCGCCTCACGCATCACTAAAACGTCATATACGCAATAATCCTTCATTAGTTCTTTATCGCCAGACTTAAATTCCATAAGAAAGTTAGGCGAACAATATTCTCGAATTAACCGGGTTCCTTGCGTCTGCTTCTGATAACGTAAACCTAACGCTTCAGCTAACGCGCCTAATCCAGCCGGGTAGCCACTTACTAACGCCATCGACATCGAACAACGCCATTGCTCTAGTTTAGGCGGCGTAAAATCGTAATCATTAGCTATCACGTAATCAAACAAATGCCGTTCAAATTCCGCATTGTGAGCCGTAACCTCGCCGCCGGTCTTAAAGTAATCTAAAACTTCTTGAGGAAATGGCTCGAAATGCCACCAGAACTTGACGGGTTCCTCGTCAAAACAATACGCCATGCAAATAACGCCGGTAGTATCACACTCGGCATAACGCCGTAAACCGTGAAAAACTAAATCGGTCTGGCTTCTTGTTTCTAAATCTAAATACAACATAAAAATAATGACGGGGGTCGCCCCCCGCCAACCCCTAACCCTTGCGCCGTTGTCGCTTTGGTTTGTTGTCTGCCTCAACTTCTTCGGTCTTGTCTTCAACCGCTGGCGCTTTTTTCGGTTCTTCGTTACCCTCGCCGTCATACCACGCCACCACCTTAAAGACCGGGTTATAAATTAACTTCCCGCCTCTCTGTGTGCTGGCGTAGCTTTCAGACTCTAGAGACACTTTAGGAAAAATAAACTGAGACTTCTCCATTGTAGATTTTTGAATTATCGCCGCCAGCAAAGCATCTACTCCCTTACGCCCGCCGTAGCTCGCCGTGTCAAATTGTAATGGCGTTAAATCGTCTACTAACGAACCCTCAAAAGATCGTGCCTCGGCAGGCTCATCGCCTCCCACGCCCGCCATCGGCATCGGTATGGTTTGGTTAACTGCTACCATTGTCTTAGTCGGCTTTCCGCCAGACCAAAGAATCCATCCATGTTTTATTGATGGCGCGTTGACGTGAATCTCCGCTTGAGTTACGTCCTCCGCGTCACGCCCTAAAAGCCATTCGCCCGTCTCAAAATCCATCTTTAAGAACGCCACGCCTGCGCTTTGGTTTGTCTGCTGTACCTGTGAACCGGCAAACATATCTGTCAATTCGTTAGCACTTACAACTGTTGGAAATTTACTCATCTTAAAACTCCTATTTCATTAATTTGGCAAGTTCGCCGGTTATCGCCGTGGCAATTACTGCCTCGCGGCTGTCGTGTTCAGTAGCCAACGTGGTTCCTGAACTCTTCTTCTCGATCAACCGATCAAGATTAAGATCAATGTTCCGATCCTTTAAAAACGTCACCATCGCCGGTGCGGTTTTTAGTTCGGTTTTGTACAAATGTTTTTTAGGTATCTTCTTGACGTTCTTTAACAAATAAGCCTCGGCCTTCTCCGCATCTTTCCATTTTCTGATAGCCCTTTTTTCAACTATCTTCCAACCGTCAACTCGAACGCCTCGGTTCAACTGTAAGTATAATTCTTCTTTAGTTTGTTTTACCCATGCCTCAACCTCGGACACCATCCCGGCGGCAACTGTTAGCTCGTTTTGTGATCCAGTGCCTAATACTAGGGTTGACTTGATAAGGTCGCGCTTCTCGACGCAATACGGGGCCGCTGGACACCAATCGCAGTGTTTGCCGGGGTTGCCCTTGCTCGCGCCTTGGTTTACTTGCTCTATGGCGCTGTAAACCGTCTTTCCAAAATCCAGCAAATCCTCGCGGTCGCAACTCCACCTAAAAACCGCGCCGCGGTGTTGCGGCTGAATTATAGCCAGTTCAACCTTTTCTACTTTATCAAATAAATCTTTCGTGTTTGGATCAACAAAAGCCGATAAAGCATAAAAAAGCATCTGAGCGTTTCTCTCTGGATTAACTTTCACTTTCCCAAATTTATAGTCGAGAATTAAGATTGTCTTCCCGTCGTCGGATAGCCCTAAAAGGTCAATACTGCCCCCGGCGGTTTTTGGCACTAACTCAACAAACGGCTCAATCAAAAACTCATTAATGTCTAATTTATCTAAAAGGGTGTTTGTTGCATGGTGCGCGACGTTAGCAAGCGGCAAGTGATCCAGATTAAAGACTATCTTCTCCGCGCCGTCGCCGTCGTCATATTCAAAGTCTAAATAGTGGCGCGGCTCGTTTCCCTCGCGCTGGCAACGCTCCATAATTTCGTGGAACATTGAACCCAAATTAGCGGCGTGGCCGCTTTTTCTTTTGGGTATGTTTTCGGATTTTTTAATCCAAGCGGGGCAATTTATCGTTCGGTCTGCTGTCGAGCCGCCTATTGTGTAATGTTTCATTGTAATCTTACCTCCTGTTAAAAATTTCTTGATCGCGAAAATTACAGAATAAAATTCTCCACCAAGTGACGGGGTTTTTCCTAAATGCGGCACTCACCGTCTAATCCGCTTGATTTGGTTTGGTTTGGTTTGGTTTGGTTTGGTTTGGTTCGTACCTCATTCTCTATCATCTTAAAGCCTGTTTAACTTCATTGCGTAAATCGTTAATCAGAACCTCGTTTTCTTCCTGCAAAATTTCAATTCTTTTATGTAAATCCTCTATTTGGGCGTTAATTCGATCATTTAAAATTTTAATCTTGTCGTTACATATCTCAAACGGGTCAAAATCAGCTAATTCTCCAAACCATTCAAGGCGGATACGCTCTACTTCTTTTTCAGACATTCCTGAAACATCCGAAATAAATTTATCGCTTTTACCAGCCTTATATATTTTTTTACTTTTGTTATAATATTCTTCTATTAGTTCATAAACGCGGCGTTTTGCGTCCAACGCTACGCCAGAAATTTCATTATTTTTTTGATCCAAGCCCGTGCGGGTCATTGTTTTAAACCTCAATATCTAGCAAGCGTTTAGCTTTACAGCCGTTAACGCCGGCACGGTCTTGCGTATATAGCGACGCGCCGCCGTCTATTGAGGTAAAGCGGCTGGCGTGTTTCCAAAAGGGTCGCGAGCGTATCGCTTCCATAGGGCCGCTAGCCTCTACTATTCGTATGTTTTCATTAGAGCGAAAATGTTCAATAACTTGATATTTTTCCATGATAAAACCTCCGGGGCGGGGCGATTAAGCCGCCGCCTTTAATTTAATGGTGAAATAAGAACTAACGTTAGTGTGAGCGCGGATAAACTGGGCGCTTAGTTTTTTACGCACCGCCGCCATATCGAGCGTCTCGCGTTCAACCTGCGATACCGTCGCGACGTGATTCGAGCCGCTATATACGCCCGCGCCTGATTTTTTGAGAATTTCTTTAAGCTCTTTTTGCTTTTCAGAAAGCGCCTTAATTTCTTTATCAAGGGCTACGATTTGATCAACTACTTTTTCCATGCTTCCGTTTCCTATCAATTTTCAAGTTTCGATAATGTACCGTATCAGTTAATGATTGTTAAATCAAGCCCTGATACGGAAATAATTATATTTTTTTGACAACCCAATTTGTGCGGTTGTGCCATTTGCTCCAAACATCGCCAAGCATACCGTACATCGCATATATAATTGTCGCCCGGTTGTCGTTTATCTTTTGAGCGGCTTTGTTTAACTTTTCAACTCTTTTTGCGGGTTGAATAGCTTGAGTCTGAAACGCCGAAGCCCATTTTGCGACGGCGGCGCGGTATAGTTTGGCTTGGCGGTTAAACTCGCGCCACGTTGCAAGTTCGCCCTTGTCAGCTATGGGCAATATTTCGCCGTAGCCGTCGTTAGACATTCCCGGTATATCACCGGCGCGGCTTATAGCCACGTAGTTGATATTTTCGGGCTTAATATACCAACTTGTCTTTTCGGGGCTGTCGCCGCATTTTTGGCACGTTATAGCGTTCCAACTAAAGTGAAACACCGTAGCCGTTGCCGCGCAATTTGGGCATAAGATAGCCGTTCCATTTCTGGCGGCGCGGGTTTTGTTTGTTACTTTTTCCATTTGTTAATCCTCCCTTTTCTGGTCGTATGGATCGCAATTATTTGCGTCGTTTATGTCTTCAACAATGCAAGCCAGCGTTTCATTGATAGCGTCGCGGCCCGTGGCCTCACTGCCCATAAAATCAGCGTGACGCAACAAGTCATCAATTTTTTCTGCTAACGTCCGGGCTTGCTCTAAAACATTTAGAATCTCTTGGCGGGTGTTTTCGTTTATGTTTCGCATTTTTCAAGTTTCCCTTTTTCTAATATTGGTCAATAATTGCTTGATCTACTAAAGAACAATCAACGCCGTCTAGCCATTGGTTAATGTGTTTTGAGGTTGTGACGCTATATTTGACGTTCGTTCGAATATAACCGGTCTCATTTGAGAAAACCGCAACGGGCGTTTGATAAGAGTAAAAAACAATTACGCCGTTATCTTTAGTTAGTTCGGTTTTGTTAGCGCCAAGTTTTCTAAGTTTTTGCATTTTTCAAGTTTCCTTTTCAATAAGAAAGCGCGGGTTTTACCCCGCGCCGGTTGGTTAAAATGTGTCTAAAGTTATAATTTCTTTGTCAGCCAAATCTGCTAACGCCGGGTGAACGTCTCTATCAGAAATAAACATAGCGCCGTCTGAAAAAATCCGGGCGCTTAGATCATACCCAGAAAGATACTCGCCACCGCGATTTGTTTTGGCAACAAATTTTAACAGATCATCAACTACGATTAATTCAATGTCATGGGTGATTTTTTTAGATTTTTGCATTTTTCAAACTTCCTTTTCGATTTTCAATTTTTACTATAGGTACATTAAACCATCACGCAGTGATTGCAAGCCCTAAAATGAATTATTTTTAGATAGGTTGATAATGTGCCCAAATTACTAAACAAACGCCGTAAAAAGTTAATGAAAATAAAAAAATAGCGATAGTCTCTAAAATTACAATTTTTTTATTTTCTTTGAAATGTTGCCAAATATTAGACATGATTCACCTCTTTTTTAATTTTGTTTAATAGAAAAAATTTTATATTTTTGTAAAATTTTTCTAACCTCTTGCTGGTTTTTTGCGTAAATTATTATAAAACGGTTATCGTTTTTTTGCCATTCGTACTCG